CTCGCGACGGTGTTGGTGTTGGAAATAATGAAATTGGAGCGACCATTGCGTGTCCCTTCTAGCCTACGTTAATCCCTCAACTGAGATGTTGCACATTGAATACGGTTCGTACGCAATGGTCATGTCACTCAGCGCACCATTGAGCGACGTTCCGAGTGTGGTGGTAGCAGCACGCGTCCATATCGTCGAAGTCTGATCCACTTGCACGAGATTACCTGCCGCAACACCTGGCGCGTAATACGACGACGTGAGTGAAATCGTCCATGCCGCAATCGTCCCACTGCCTTGCACGAGTATCGAGTTGACCACCAGCGTCGTGCCTGAATAGCTCGTAACTTGGCAAATCATGTAGTTCGTATTCGGAGCGGCGGTATCGGCTATAACGAGGAACATGCCTGGCACGAACGACTTGCTCGCCGACACAGTAAACGTCTTCGCCCCCGTGCCAATTGCAACGCTCGATGCGCTCGTATCGCTCGTGCTGTTCAGATTCATCGCTGCGGCGACGGCGTTTATCTCGGGCACAACCACCGCGAAATGATCGAGGAACGCCTCAACGGCAGGGTCGAACACGTCCTGCGACTGATCTCGCGACGGTGTTGGTGTTGGAAATAATGAAATTGGAGCGACCATTGCGTGTCCCTTCTAGCCTACGTTAATCCCTCAACTGAGATGTTGCACATTGAATACGGTTCGTACGCAATGGTCATGTCAAACGAATTGTAAATCCCATAAATTATTGTGTTAGTGTACGCCGTCCCGCCCACGTACACAACCGGCTCGGAGCGGTACTTTGCCAACTCGGTAATAACCGCATCAACCGCCACGCGATCCACCATGATTTGAAAATCGCCCGTTTTAGCGAAGGTGCGCTCGACGAACGTCCAGTTGCCGAAGTCGTCCTTTTGCTTGACGCTGTAATCGGCGATCCCCAGTCGAGCGCCCATGAGCGTCACGCCGAACGACTTGGACAATCCGACAACAATTGCGCCGACGCGCACCGTCTCGTCCGGTCGATTCAGGGTTATTGTGATTTCCAGATTGTTGTATGGCGGGAAGTCGATGTCCACGAAATCGCTCACAAACGTGATCGGCTCGAAGAACCACGACCAAAACGAGGATGTTGCCACAGTCGAGCGCAACGGATACGTCGATGGGCCGTACACGATAGCGCCACCGTGCTGCTCCCGCGCGGTGATGATGACTTCGGACGCTGACACGTTACCCAGGTACACGCTGTCGAATCGTCCTTTGGTCTGAATCACGTATGTCGCGGTATCGGTAGCCTCGGTCTGCGACGTTAACGATCCGTCGAAGCAGCGCCAACGATTTGTTGCGCCAAGGTCGAGCCATGTCGCAGTTGTTGCATCACCGAGATAGGCTGCGGTTAGCTTGTGAGGTGGCGTGTTGCCAGAGGTCGTCGTCACGGCCTTGAGGCATTCGTAGTCCTTGTGACTGTCAATCACAGCGTAGTGTGTGCCAGACTGCGTACCGGATGTTTTTACGGGCGCCCCATCCTTGGTCAGCGACACCATGAATGTGTCATCGGTAGCGCGAACAACGTAATATCGCGTCTCGACCGCAAGGCCGGTGTACAGAGCGCCGTTCGTGATGAGTCTGAGCGTCTGCCCGTTCGACCATCCGTGTCCAGTCCATGTAAATATGGCAGGCAACCCCGTCGTCGATGAGAGCGTCATCGTCACAGCCGACACAAGCGATTCCCCTAGGATCGAGGCGAATCGTAGCGTGAACGGCGAGCCGGATATGTCAATTGCTGCACCACCGGCGGTTAGCGACACTTGGAACGTGTCCGCCGCCGCACCGACCATGAAGTACGGGAAATTCTCCGATAGTTCTGGTGGAAGCGTCTCTGACGTAACGTGGAATGTTACCATATCGCCGTTGACACCGCCATGCGCGACCCATCCGACAGTATTAGCCGTCATGTTGAATATAACCTGCTCGGTTCGATTCGACACGGTGCGCGTATCGCCCACAGCATATGCCGTTGCGTTGTCCCACGGCGCGTATTCGCTGTCATCGACAGTGCTGTACACCAGCGCAACGTCGGTGATTTTGAATGGGCGGACTATTTTAAATAGGTGGCTCATACGTCCTCGAGATACCCGAACCATGACCCGACGATTGTACCTGCTTTGTCGGTAACGAACGACATGGCGAATGCTGCACCTTCCTCAAACACTAGCGGCGGATCGAACGTCATTCCGCCAGAACCGTCCTGGAACGCCCCGGCCCCTATCGGGAAAAATATGCTGTCGGCGGTATAGTCGTGTCCGTCGAAATGGCATGTTGCCATATACATCTTCACCGACGCAGCAGCGGCTCCGCTGATTGCACCGCCATACATCCCCGTGATGACCGCGCGCTTTCCAGCCGGAGTCATTCTGACACTCGACGAACATCGAACGCCACCGGCAACGATCTGCGAATAGACTTGCGCCCCGACGTGGCAATCTATAGTCCCGGACGCGGCCTTCCCTGACCCATACGTTCGCATGTGCAGGCATTCGATGAATCTGACATCGGTGGTGACCATCGGAACATCGGTCGCGCCGTTTAATGCCACATTCTCAAGCTGCCTGGTGAGATTCGTGTCGAGATAATGCACATCTACCGTACGGACACCAGTGCCAGCGGCAGTGTCATTGGGCGACGAGCTTTTTAGCGAAGGCTGCACCCCCGCGGCTGACGGTAGGGCGTACGTTCCGTTCGGCCACAGGATGTTCGATTCAGCACCGGAAGTTGTCCGTTCACCATATGCAGACCACGCTTCTGCGCCATCTATCATCCCTCGCGCAACAGCCGATTCGTAACTCATCGTTATTTGATGCCCACGATGCCCACGCGCGACCTGCCACGACCCGTTCGGGCCGCGCGTGGCTATCCCGACATGCCTTACCTGCGATTCGTCAAACCCGTCGTTGATCGTCATGCTCATATCACACGCTCCGCAGGTAAACCTTGCTTGTCGAACTTGTCCAGAATCTTGCGCGACTTCTCTGCGGCGAGCGCGATAGCCCCTTGTGACGCACGCAGGTCTGAGCGTAATCCACGTATTTCAGCGGCGAGTTCAGCGTTGCCATCGCTACCGGCCAGCATTGAGCGAGTCTGATTTGCGTTGAATATCCGCGATGGGCCGGTCGATTCGATCTCCGGGCCGTTCTCGCCGACAATGCGCAATCCGCCCATGTGATCACCACCGTTGGCGAACGCACGCATCAATGGCATCCCACCCATTATCGGCATGATGCTAAATTCTGGACGCTGCACAAATTGCGTAGGCGTGCTCGGCATTGGCATGGCAGATAGCGGCGGCGACTGGATCGGCATGGTGCTGAACTCCGGCCGCTGCGAAAACTGCGAAAACGGCGACACGCCTGTCGAAGCAATCGCCGCACGTGTTCCGGCCAATCCGAGAGCGCGATTGTAATCGGTCAGGGTGCCGAACATATTTTGCATGCCCCTCACCTTGTCGATCAGTTTCTGCGCAGCATCTGCGGCGGCATTCTCAGCCTTGGCGCGATCCTCAGCAGCGTATATCAGGCGCAATGTCGAACGTAGTGACGCATCTGCCGCAGCCAGTTCGTCCGCGCGTTTCATCGCCAGGGCTGCTTCGGAATTTCCGAGTGCCTCTTGCAAGCGAATATCGAGCGACCGCTGCTGTTTCACCAGTGCCGCGGCGGCGTCCTGCACCGTGGCGAATGCGCCGGATACGGACATCAGCGCTGCGAACGCCTCTTGACCGGCCACCGTGGTCAGATCAAGTCCGGCCAACAATTCACGGAACGCGGCGTAACTGCTCGGCACGGAAAGTCCGAGTTTTTCGAATGTAGCATTCACATTCGATTGTGCGTTCGCCAGTTTCTCAGATTCGGTGTAAAACTTTCCGTAGAATTCGGTCATCTTCGCATTGAATGCGTCAATTCCCCCCATCGCAGCAATCAGAGCCTCGCGTGCGAGTATCGACCCCTGCTGGACACCCCCGAGGGCGCCATTGAGTTCCCCAAATGACGCAGCCGTGCTGAACCCCAAGTTCTTCCACGCGCTATCGACCGTGTTTATCTCATTGGTCACACGAACGAGCGTATCACCAACGGACTCGCCTGCACGTTGGAGGTCTTTGAACCATGCTGGAAGTTGCGCATTTAACGCCGCGGTGAGCATCGCATCCCACTCTGCTTGAGCACTGGCCGCGGTAACGTCCCCACCGCCGACAACTATGTCAAGGATGCGCTGGTTATATGCTCCAAGTATCGCTTGTTGCGTCGCAGAGTAGTCAATGCCCAATAGTGCGTATGCCATTTGGTCGGTTATTTGCGCGGCAAGCGTGTCGAAACTTCCGCCAACTATATCGAACGTCATGGCGAAATTCTCAAGCGCAGACGTACTTAAATTCAACGTGTCTGCAAAATCGAGTACGTTTGACTTCGCAGACGAAAACACGATGCTCAGTTGTAACTGTTGCTGGGCAGTAAACGCTTTCAGCGTGCGAGTGTACGAACCATTGTCACCGAATAGCTGCTGAAACCCAGATGCGACGCGTTCTACCGCAGAGTATTCTCCGCCAGTCACTCCCGCCATTGTAACCGTGCCGGCGATACCCGTGGTCTGGATACTTTGCTCATTCGTCAAACTACGATATGCCTTCACTGCCACCACGGCGAAAACTGCCCAGAACAACGTCGCTGCGCCAGAAACGCCCGCGCCGGACGCACCGGTTCCGCCGCTGTTCGACGCTGCCAGTTTCTCATTGCTGGCGATAAGCTGCTCCTGGCTCAATATGAGCTTGCTCTCCATTGCAGTATTCAGCGCCATCTCGCGCACCCAATCCACACCCGCGGTGACAGCAGCTTTGATCTGGGGTTCGAGAACCATATCGCGGAACATTTTTTTCGTCGTGTCCTCAAATACCTTGGAGGCGCTCTGGCCATTCTCGAAGCCTTGCATGATGCCTTGGGTGAGACTCGTGGCAATCTGATCGCGAGTCTTTTCCCACTCGGCGGCGGCTTTTTTCGCAGCCTCAAGGTTGTCGAGTTCGATGGCCTTTTGCGTCGCTATCGCGTAATTCAATTTCTCTTGGGCAGTCTTTTCCTTTTCCTTCATGTCGAACCATGCGTTCGCCACTGCTTGGGCGTGACTAATTTTTTTCGCATCAGCGTCGATGCTCGCCTGCAAGTCTGCGGCGATGCGCTGCATCCGCGTCGGATCGCCGGCACCGGTTACCCCGCCGACCACGCCGCCGACTTTGCCTTCCGCCGCGGCAAGTTTCTCAGCCGCACGTATCTGCGCCTCCAACATGCGGATGCGATCCTCGCTGGCACGTGCGGCACGTTCGTTAAAACTTTCCTTGAACCACATGCCGGCCAGATTCGCCACTTCCATTTGTTTTGCTGCACGCAACGCCTCAAGACCCATCTCGTTGATCTTGGTCTTGAATTTCCCCACAGGATCGATTGCATTCTCGAACTCGTTGCGCAACACGACGACTGCCGCCGCGATGGATGTAAACGCCACCAGCAGTGGGTTCGCCACGACGAAGCGCTGCATTGCGGTGCCTACCGACACGATGCTGCCGGTGAGGGTCATGTTCGCAGCGGCGTGAGCTACCGCTGCGCGTCCAGCCATAACGCTCGCCGCCGATGCGCCGTAGGTCATGTTTATTCGCACCATCTCAGCCTGCGCTACAGCAAGTGCTGCTGCGCGTTGCGCTACCATGGAGGCGATGTAACCGTACACGCCGCGCACGATTGCTGCGCTGACCCACGCCCCCGCGATAAACACCAAGTCCTGCATGTACCCGGCCACAATCCGAACTGCCCCGGCCAGTGCGTTGAACATCGCAATCGTGCCGCCGGTGAATCCCGTGGCCTTGGCAAACTCACCGATCAGCAACAGCAATTCGTTGCGCACGGTCGTCATCGCCCCAGTGATGGTCTGAGCATTCTCGGCGTACTTGCGGAACTGCGCCGAGATTTCGGGATTGCCCCATGCCTTAATCATCTCTGCGGCAGTAATCTTGCCAGCGATGCTTAGGGCACGTAACGCACCAACCGAACCGTTCGGCCCGAGCATACTCTTCGCCAACACCTTCATCACGTTCGGCATGGCCTCCATGACGGCGCGGAACTCTTCGCCACCCAGCCGGTTTGCGCCCATCGCCTGCGACAGTTGCAGCGACGCCGATGCCGCTTCCTCAGCAGTTGCTCCGTATGCTTTGAGGCCGAAGGTGATCGTCTCGGTGACGGTATTGAGCTTGCTCTGGGTGACACCCGTGCCTTCCATCACGTTCAACAGGCGCGTGTAGAGCATCGTCGTGCCGGATATGTCCGCCTGTGCTACCTGCGAGATGCGGCGGATATCGGCGAGCGCTTGGTTGTAGGATTGCTGGGACTTGGTGCTCAGACGCAGTTGCGCGTCGAGCTTGGTGTACGAATCGACGGTCGTGCGCAGCATGTTGGCGATGAGGCCGATGGACAGCCCCATGCCGAGTGACTGCATCGCCTGCTTGGCGCTGGCGACAGACTTCTCGACCTTGCCCATGTTGTCGCTGACGACACGCTCGGCCTTGCGCATATCGTCACTTAGCCTCGAAATCTGGGCAAACATTTGTATCTCAAGAACGCCCGCTATCACAGTGCTCGCCTTTCTTGCGCCGCGCGCCTAGCTTCCGACCACGGACGACCTTTCATCGCTGCGGAATGTTTTGCACGCTGTTCTGGCGAATGCGTCTTTTCAGCTAAAGCTGCGCGCAATTCATCCGGTACTTTTCTACCAGATAATGTTTTCGATATTTTGTCTCGCGTATTCTGATCGGGTGACTTGCCCATACGCGCTGCGGCTATTTTTTCACGTGTTGCGTCCGAAACAATACGACCGCGCATAGCCATAGACACTTTTTCTTTGAGCTCATCTGAGCGAACCCTGCCACGATTTGCGTCTCCGATTTTTTTCTTCGTGGCATCTGCGCATTTCGTTCCGACATGCGCCGCACCAATCTTCGCTCGCGTTGCGTGACTGACAGAGTGCCCCATATTGGCCGCTGAAATTTTTGCGCCGACCCATGCGGGCAGCACACGTCCGACCCTGGCAGCGGAATTGCGCGCGTTTTGTTCAGAGGTTCGTTTTTTTCCAGAATTGGCTTTGGATATTTTAGCCTTAGTCTGCGCAGACACTATCCGCCCGCGCATGGCCGCTGACAAATTCGCACGAGCGGATTCGGACGCAACGCGACCTATTTGCACAGCAGAAATTTTTGCCCTAGTTTCAGCACTATGTGTGTGCCCAGAAACGCCTTCACCACCGTCGGTCTTGTTTGTCAGCACGACACCTAATGCGCGGTATCGCGCTATCAACATACGCTCGTGCTCAAATGCCTCATCCTCGGTGGCAAAATACGCAAGCACTTTCGCGACGAAACCATGTTTTGCCGCCACATTATTCCAGTGCGAGTTACGCCCGTGCCGTTTGAATGCGCGTTGCCCACGACCTTTTCCGACATAAAATACAATGCCGTCGTCTGCTCTGGTGTGGATATACACGTAGAACGAGATCATTCCGCCATCTCCTTGATAGCCGATTGCATCCTGATCGACACGTACAGCCCCGCATACGGCGCGGCAGACCACGGGCACGGACGATTCGGCGCGGTCGCGGCTTGCGATTCGGAGAGGTATTCACGCGACAGACGTTTCACAGCACGAGCCTCCCATGATTGCAATTCGATTCCGGTGTTGCGTTGCCACGCCTCGATTTCGGTATCTGGCAGCGGCGATTCGCCCATACCGCCTGCCAGAGTCGGGCCAATCTCGAACAGATAGCTGGCAAGATACGTCGCGTCACACTCTGGCATGTCCAGCACGTCTTGCTTGAGTGCCCCGCATATCACTACCCTGCGCGACTTGTCTCCCGGCTTATCGTCGGGTTTGTCCGGCGCGGCGTCGAGCCATGCCGCATGCCGGACAAATATGCTCAGTTCGTCGCGGAGGGCTTCGAAAAATTTGCCCAGTCGCCGATGTGCTTCGCCACCTGGTCGGCGATGAAGCCGATCTCGATGTCGGAGTACACCGCTTTCGCCAGTGCCGCACCAGTCAGTGCATCGTATGTCAAGTTCTCGAACGATGCAGTGCATTCGGTCAGGAACTCGGCCTGCTCGGCACGCTTCTGCTCGGCGGTCTGGTCGGTCTTGCCCTTTCGCTTCAAGCTGTCCAACATGCGGTTCTGCTGCGAGGCTTGTGTCTTGGCGAACTGCTTGGAGCCGGGACCATAGATGGTCACGGTGACAGGTTTGTCGCCATCGAACATCAGTTCGTCAGCAGCATCGCGCAGATGCAGGGTGGAGGTGGCTTGTACGGCTTTGGTGCGGATGTCCATTTTGATACTCCTTCGCTGGTTGATGAGAAGGCCCCGTATTAGCGGCCGGGTACTGCTAGTACGCGGCAAGTGCGCCCGCGAAGGCGACACCGCCGCGCCTATGCACGGTTACGCCTGTGCTACTACCACAGGCTTGCGGCAGATGGCAAAGCTGATATTCAGCTTGTGAACGTCATTCACAGTTCCGCCAGCCTGTTCGAACTTGAACACCAGCACGTCGAGGTAATGCACAGACGTATCTGCGAAAGTGATCTTGATGCTGTAGTGAGCGCTGGATTCGGAGGCGGTTTCAACGATGTCCTGTCCGGCGTCGCTCGGGAGTGCCGCGAGGGTCAAGTCCATGTTGCCGTAGTTCTTGCTACCCTTGATTTTCGCCACGACGGCGGTGTCGATAGGCGTGAACTCGGTGACGGTCGCTGTTACGCCGTGCGCACCGAACGATTCGACCTGGCCGATGGCGGTGTAGGTGATGCTCGTTGCACCGTAGCCGGCGGCGTCGTAGGTTGCGGGGAGAGTGGCGCTGATTGCTACCGTCGCGCCGCTGAGTGCTTCGATTACTGTACGTTCTGCCATGATGATCCTCCACAGGGGGAACCCGCGATGTTCTGCGGGCTTGCTTCTGCCTCACGGCATGAGCGGTTAGTCGGGTACTACTATCCTACCACAAAAATCTACCGATGCCAGCGAATCATGTAATCCGCCGATTGCTCGTAAACCAGCGTCACGTCGTCGAAAATGTCCGGCCCCTCACCGTTCGGCACAATCGACTCACACGTGAAACCGTTGACTGTGCCGTGGGCGTTTGCCAGTGCGTCATCCACCAGCGGTAAAATTTGCGTCAACTGCGCCTTGCTGGCGCAATACACCGTGACTTGGACGCGCTCAGTTCGCAGCGTGTTTCCCACCATCGACACGTTCGTTTGCCGATTTCCGCTTATCTTGCCGACACCTATCCCCGGATACACAGTTGGAACAATGTCGTTCTTGATGTTGGCTACAGGTACAGACGCAATCAGCGCACTGTTGGTCTTGAGCTTGTACCATGCGATAGCGGTGGCGCTCATTCTTCTTTCTCCACAGTGATGTCAGCCAGCGCGTTTTCCAGCCCGCCGCGCGTTTCCAACCGATGATAGACCCACTTTCCGATCGCAACAGCCGCATCGGCTTGCGCGGTGTCGGCGGCTGGACGCAGGAATGGGTGCGGACGCGCCCCTGGGTGGAATCCGCGCTTGCCGTTCGCGTGGGGCCGCGTGCCGTATTCGACCCAGTGAGCATAGAACACGTCTGCGCCACCCTTGGTTTTCGTCCCACCGGCTCGAATGTATGCCGTTACGCGCCCGCGCTGACTGCGCCCACCTACGCGGATACTATCGCGCAGCGCCCCGGCATATCCACCATATCGCTCACGGTTACGGTCGGACGGCGCGGCGACAGGGACGTTTGCGCGGGCTTGGTCGGCGATAACCTTGGCACCTTGGCGCATTGCGGCGCGAAGGATATTTTTCTCAATTTTCACCGGCAACGACTGCAACAGGGCGTTGAGTTCTTTCAGACCTTTGACGTGCGTGTCAGCCACGGCGTCACTCCACAAGCTCAATGGCGCAGCCGATGATTGCCGCACCGAGCCGTATGACCCGTGTGCCGATCCAGACGCGAACGCGCATGGTTTTTACTCCGACAAGGCGCACGCGCAACGTCATGTTGCGCAGCAATTCGCTTGCTTGCACCTTTGCGTCAGCCACGACCCTAACCTTTTTCAGCGCGATGCTTGAGATTCAGCAAGTACCCAAGCAGCGTCCATCGCGGGCCGTGGCGCGTAGCGCAATATGCGTTGTAGCCCGATTTCTCTTTTATCTCGTCGAGTTCCGCCCACAATGATTCATTCACTTCGTTGATTTCGTCTGGCTCCATCGTCACACCCTCTCGATCATCAGTTCGATCCCGTCCCGAACGCCGATTTCGGCCGGGCCGCCGATAATTTGCCACTGCTGCTCGGTCGGCCTGAACAGCACCACACGCATATCGGTCGTAACGTCCGAGCGATACCGCATCCGCATTCTGCACCGAACTTTCGTCGTGGACAAGCCGTTTCGGATTTGCTCGTCGCGGCTTGGCATCGAATCGACCAGATTGCACCAGACGACAGCGAGCGTTTGCCACGTCACGACATCAGTGCCGTATGTGGGGTCTTGGGTGACGACGCGCTTTTCGATCCTGGCGCGTTTATCTAGTTGCCCGATGTCCACGGTTTCCTCGACTTGACGACGGGAGGTGTGTAGAACTCAACTGTCACGCCGCGCCCGGCCAACTCAGCGATCAGCGCCGGCAGTGCGGTGGCGGTCAGGCCCGCGTAACCGAACTCGGAATTGAACGCGTCGTACGCATCTGGATCGAAGCCGGACAGCACGATGCGCTTCGCTCCGCAGCCGGCGGCGATGCGGATGGCCGAGATGCCGTTATTGCGGAAATGAACGCCGCGCGCCACCTCGTATGGGAGCGGGATGTACAGCGCATCGGCATGATCGACAGGGATGCCGACGACGCGCAGGCCGGTGAAAGCTGTGTCTGTCTCAGGGCAATGCGGCGGCAGCTTCCCGTCGATCATCACCAGCATGTCGGCAGTTGGTGCCGCGCACAGCCCGCTACTGGCAGCGATCACATAGTCGGCTGGCGGAACGGTTGCGCCAGGGGCGCCTCCGATGACGGCGACAGTTTTACCTGATAAGTCAGGTAGTTTCATGGCTCACTCCCCAGTTGAAATCGACGACCGTTTCACCCGCCAACAGCCCGTCAATATAATCGTTCGGTATCTGCGTTAGCGCCGCGCGCCCTGTCGAAATTGTGAATTTCTGGCGCGTGTTCCACATGGTATTGATCTGAAACAGCATCCAGTCCTTGACACATTCCGGTACGCTTGCGGCAGTTGCACCGTATCCGGCCACATACCGGATGCGTACCGCGTTTGTCTGCCAGCGCGTCGTCGGCCACACTTCTCCGAACGCGGGCGTGATGCGTGCCGGTTCGGTCGTCGTGTCAACCAGATACAGCGACGTGTCGAGCGTCTGCGTCACGCCGTTGTCGTCAACGTAGGTGATAGACGTGACGGATTGCAGCTTGGGGCGCGGCAGCGTCACCTCCCAAAACGGGAACGAATCGAGATAGAGGTCGAGCGTCTGCGTAATCAGCGCGCGGCGCGTCGCCGTCTCAGCCATCTGGCGCGCGGTACGGATGAAGCGGGCAAGCAGCTGATCGAGCGTCGTGTTCGTGCTCGGGGCTTCTGCGCCAAGCGATGCGTCGGCAATGTTGTCGGTGTATGTCGTGGCGGTGTTGTTGGCGATGGTTGCCAACAGGTAATACGTCGAGCCACCAGCAAGCGTGCGGTACAGTTTGCGAGACGTAACCTGCGCGCCGCCGAGCGGGATTGCGGTCAGCATCACTTGCCCGTTCACCGTCTTGTCAGCCACTGTAACGGCGGCGCTGGCCGTCCCAGCTTGAGTCTCGCCGTCGGCGGTTACGAATGTTGCGAGGTAGCGATGCGCACCGTTGTCCACGTTTCCAGGTGCGGCTGGCGATGCGAGCGCGGCAGTTACGGCCGACGGAGGCAACTCGTAATTCGATTCGTCAAGACGCAAGTGATCGACCACATCGGCCACGGTAAACGGCTCGATGGTAGGTGCGGTCGATATGACGACTTGAGACATCAGCGGCGGCGCCCGCGCTGGGGCTGCGGAATGACTGGATCGGACACCTCGCGCACTGGTGCGACGGCGACCTCGACAGGGCGCGGCGCGTGCAGCGTGGCGCGCGGCGTCACGTCGTCAGCGTAGCCTCCGCGCACCAACGCAGCACCTTCCGCGTCAGACACGTCGCGCTCGTCGCCAGGCTGGAAGCAACCCAACGGGCCGCTCGATACCGTTTTCATTCTGATTCGCATGTCGTTCACTCCATAACGATATGGAAGGTGCCCGTTGCCGCATTGCCCCCGTTGGCGATAAAGATCTTGACCCGATCCTGTGCCAGACAGATGTGGTCGTTGACCGCTGTGCCGGCGGCGGCATACAGCGACGCTACCCCAGCAGTGTCGTGCGTCGGTTGACGTGGGGCCACCGTCACTGTGGCGTCAACGTTAACTTGCGTCCAGATCGTCTCGCCAGTAGCTTCCGATGTGATCGTAAAATCCACGCCGGCAGCGAAGTCCGTCTTGACATACCGAATCTGCGACACCTTGCCGGTGACGACTGGCGAATAGGCAGTTGCCGACCCGTCCGCAGCAGTCGTTACGGATACTTCATGGCGTTCAGCGTAGCTCATGATTACGCGATCCGGTAAGTGACGTAGGTGTCAGCCGCCGTCTTGCGAGTGCGCCACAGGGACGAATAACCCATGATGCTGCCCGTGCTCGCGTGCAACGATTGCACAATTGGATTACCGACGATGGTGTGGCCGGTTGCGGCCGTGACGGTGATCGTGTCTGCCGCCGCCAACGCGCTGTTGATGAGACACCAATCGAAGCTGTCGTTCACTTCCATCGTCAGCCCGGCGTCGATCAGTGCGCCGGTCGGCAGCGTGTACGCGGCAGTTGCGCCGGTTGCCGTCGGGGTCGCGTCAATAATCTTGGTCAGCAGTTCCGCGATGGTCAGCGTGTTCGCTACTGTTTTGACGGTCGGGTCGGGTTGCGCCGCCACGTCATAACCTTGATTGCGCAGGTATCCGCCGGATTTGATGACTTGCTCGTCACCGCCCTGTTTCAGATACACCTTCGTGTTGTAGCTTGCGTCGCTCATGGCGCTCTCCTGAATTTGGAGCGGGGCCGAAGCCCCGCCGAGTTATTACGATGCTACGCCCAGGCCGAATGCGGATGCGATCACAGTTGCATCCTGTGTGGTCGGCTTGTTGACCGACTTGTACTGGATGGCGATGATGCCGCCGATGATGGCGTTGGCGGTGGTGCGGGTCAGGCTACCGAATACGTAGCGCAGCGCGGGCTTGTACACGTCCACCAGCAGAACCTTGCTGTCCGCAGTCGCGGCGCCAGCGGTGAACGCATCGGTTGCCTTCTGCGTCACAGGTGTCGGGGTGGTCACGCTGTTCGCGCTGTTCCCTTTGACGGTCAGCGTCAGGACGCTGGTGTCGCTCACGTCGCCAGTCAGGGCGATGAACATCACGCCTTCGTAACCGGACATATCCAGCACGTCGGTGACGAGTTCGGTCTGTGCCGCAGCGGCAGCGGCTTCAACCACGGTGATCTTGATGTCTTTGCTCAGATTCATGTCATTCTCCTTGAAGATGGGGCGACTCGCGCCGCCCCGTCAGATTAACCCAGCTTCACGCGAGCGAACGATTCGGCCAAAATTGGCATACCGTCCGTGGACAGCCTGCCGATGTAGCCAGTCTGGTTCGTCTCGGCGTACAGTTCCTTGAGAACCTGAACTTGCATGTCAACCGCGTCGGCGATCCAGTAGTTCGAGAAGTCGCCCAGGATACCGACGTACAAGCCGGTGGTGAAAGTGTTGGGCGCGTACTCGGACATCATGATCGGACGACCCAGCAGGCGATCCGGCTCACCATCGCGCACCGATTCGCGCCACAGGTATTGGCCTTCGCCGTCTTTCAGCTTGGAGATTTGCTTCATCGCGTCGCGGTGGAAAATCCAGTCGGCGCGATTCCAGTATTGCCCTTTCAGGCTGTACTTGGTGTTCAGCAGACCGTCCATCGTCACGGATGTTGCGGTGTTGTCGGTGGACACGTCGCGTGCGGTAGTGACACCGTTTGCGGACGCGGTAAACAGGCCGAGCGGCTGGTTGGAGCCACTGCCAGTCATGAACGCCTTTTCTTGCGAGATGGCGAACTTGTAGGCCAGACGGTCGCGTACCAACGCGTCGGTGCCTGACACCAGACGAAGCAGCTTGTTGGACACCTTCAAGCGTTTTGCCAGCGGGTGAGGGTTCAACTCACGCTTGCCGAACGACATGGTGCTGTCCTCGCTGCCGGTTGCCAGTTCGGTAGTCCAGTCGGCATCTGCCGGGTCAGCAGCGAGCGACGGGGCACCCATGCTGTCGGAGGTGGCGAGACGGAACTTGGTGGCGCGCTGGCGGATGAACACCAGATCGTCCACGTTCTTGATGAGTTGATTCACGAACTGCTGCGGGGCAACGGTAAAACCACCGGCGGTGTCGCTGTCGGCTTGCAACGCGCGAGTCTCGGCTTCGGACAGGGAGCGTGCACCTTGGGTCAGCAACTTGCTGAACGCGGCACGGTATTCGTCGGAGTCGTGTGCGCCGCGTGCTTCGGGGTCAACAGCGCGACCAGCGCCACCATCGCGCAAGGCATCGCGGCTACGCAATGCAGCGGAAGCAGCTTCACGTTCGACTTCGACCTGGCGTTCTTCACGCTCGATCTGGCCGCGCAGTTCTTCCTGCTTGGTGAACAGTGCCGTGTAGGCCGTATCCTCGTCCTTATTGACCGAACGCTTTTCGGCATCAGCCTTGTCCAGAATGGCACGGGCGTCTGCCACCGCTTTACCGCGTGCTTCGCGGAGTTCTTTCAGTTTTGCGCTCATTTGCGTCTCCTTCAATGGGAACATTCCGCTTCTCAGCGTGTGCTCAATTACCGCCCGGACTTAGAACACCTTTCGGCATCCGCTGTCCGGGCGACGGAGCGGAGTGCCAGAATCTTTGTTACGTCGCCGCGCTCAGTTCCAATGCCCGACGGCGCATATCATTCTGCCACACGTCGTTCTGCACTGCGGCCTGTAGCGACCGTGCTGCCACGTTAGTCTCAGGATACGCCGGGTATGTTACAGGTGACACATCGAGCAATTCGCATTTCAGCAGCGTGCGGATCATTTCGCCGTCAACGTTTTCCCACGAATCCTCGATGGTATAGAATCCGAAGCTGCATTGCGACACGTCGCCGCGCTCGATTGGGGCCATCACCATGTCGCGCACAAGCTGCGTCTCTGGCATGTCCACCTCGAAATGCAGGCCGACATCATCTTCCACCAGCCGCAGCGTACCGGATTTGTTCCGACCGAGCACGATATTCGCATCATGGTTCCACAGGGCGCGCACGTCGGCGTCGAGCAACGACTTTCCAAACGCGCCAGGAGCGATGCGTTCCCGAAATCCACCAAGGTTATCGGACATGGAGTTGAAGCGCGCGGCGTAACCGGCGATTTTCTTCGGCTTGCATGCATCCGTCTCAGGCGGCATCACGACGCGGAGTTCGGCATTGGCAAATCGTTCTTCACGCTGTTTGGGCATAGAATCCTCGCTATTTTTCGCACCGTATCATGGATTTTCAGGTTCGGCAAGCGGTTCTTGCTTGGTTGGTGCCAGCCCCACCTTGTCAATCGTGGTCATGTTGATCTGCAACGTGAACCCGTCCATGTTTTCATCGTCCGACGGGTTCATGCCCTCAGCAATGCGCACCTCATTGCGGGACAGATAGCCGTTGGATATGCCGCTGCGGTAATACTCGGCGCGAGCCTTGCTGTCGCCGCGCATCAGGCCGTTCAGATCAAACACGATGCCGTGGGTCTTGCTAGAACGCCCGAACAGTAGGTCACGTTCCATCGCTTCCTCACGGCGGATCGCGCCTGGGCGAACCGTGTTCATCACCCACTCGATACCTTGAAATTCGATGTTGTTGTTCGTGCTCCTGTCCAACTCAGACAGCATGTGCAGCGGCACACCAAAAATGCGCGCGATGTCGGCGATGGAGAATTTCATCGTTTCAAGCAACTGCGCGTCCTCGCTGGTCATGCCGAGTTGCTGCCATTCCAGCCCGTCCTCAAGCAACGCAGTCTTGCCAGTATTCGCCGCGCCGCCGAACGCCTTGTTCCAACTGGACAGCACGCGCCCGCGCGCCGTGTCGTCTTTGAGCGATTTGCCAACAGGGAACTTGAGCACGCCACCGAGGCGTGTGCCGTTTGCGAACAGTCGCGCGCTGTGCTCCTGCGTCGCCATTGCCAATCCGATAGCCTCGCGCCCAGCTTGAGCAATCGGAGACAGCGGTGTTACGCCGTCGGTGTCGAGCGTCAGGCCGTGCATGTAGTGCATCTCGGATTGCAGGATAATACGTGACGGCCCGTTATCGGGCGTGTACTCGAATGCCAGATTACCGTCAGGTGCGCGGAATGGTCGAACGTGATCTGGATGCAACGGGACGAGTTCGGATATTGCCGACCCACCCGTCGAGACAATCTCGGAGTAACAGCGGGCACGCAAGGCAAAGTGCCCCGCCATCATCTCGCGCCACTCGAACGAAGTCTGCCAACGATTAGGGCGGCGAGAGATGACATCGTGCAGAGGATGGTTCCTGTCGAGCTTTTTGCCACCGTCGTCCTGCCAGCGGTACACACCAATCGGCAGCGACCCATATGTCTGCGCCAGGATGCTCACGGCACGATACACTGCCGTCACTCGCATGGCGCTGTCCGGCGTGACATTCATGCCGGCGGACGACCGCGCACCCATGCCGAGCCAATCGGCCACCACAGGATCGCGGGGCGGGCCAACTACGCCGGATGTGGCTCGGGTGTAGAAGAAGATACTCATCGTGCCGCCCTACTAGCTGCGGCGATGCACAGCACGCCAGCAACGATGACGCCTGCGGGCAAATAAATCATTCCGGCCCCGATTGCCAGCAACAACGCGCCCGCAATACCTAGAATGTCAGCCAGCATGTGTCACCTCGAATGGACAGAATTGCGGGGAGGGTAGCACTGTGGGCGAGGTTGTGCAAGCGGTCATTGTCTGGCCGGCCAACCGTCGTTTCCGATTATCGGACGTGCGCGCACGCCATGCAGTCGGTCGTGGCAGTCTTTGTTTAGCGACACAAGATTGTCGAGCGCGTCCATTTGCGCGACAGTCCACCCGCGACGTTCTGCATCAGCCTTGCTCACGATATGATGGACGTGGTTTGCCACCAAACGCCGACCAGCGCACTTGTCGCATTGGCACATGCCGAAGTCCCTTCGCAGCGCAGCTTCGCGCACCTTACGCCACGCCGCGCCATATCCTCTCGAACTGGACGATTCTTTCGACCATGCCATACGTCACCCCACGTAAATCTCGACATCATTGTACACGCACGACCCGTCGGTGGCAGTGTTTACCATCCCAGCCGCCATCACGGCACACACAATCAGGTCGATACGTCCAGTGGCGGCAGCTTTGTCCAGCTTGCGGTTCCCGGCGCCGTCCGAGTCAGTGACAGCGTTGCCGGCGCACATGGTCAAAACCTTGTGCCCGTTATGCACCAATTCGCCGTTCAGGAGCATTTTCTCGAACGTCTCGATTGCCGGCGACATGTCCTTGTACCCCTGCCCGAACGGTTTAATCTCAGGCAATGATATTCCGTCATCCTCAGCCATCGCCAGCAAGTCCTCCATGCGCCAACGGTCGTAAGCCACTGCGGTTATCTCGAAAAAATCGCACATGGCTGATACTTTTTGTAGAATCACACGCTTGCTGATCGCGCGCCCTGGCGTTGTGTCCAAAAGCCCCTGCGCCACCCATTCGACGTATGGAACTTTGTCAGTCTTGGCCTTCCGCTCCAAATCGACATCCGGCAGCCATGCGAACGGAACCAACTTCCACGGCTCATCGGCATCAACAGGCTCGACCAGAAAAACAAGGCCCGTCAGGTCGGTGGTACTAGACAAATCCAGCCCAGCGAGCGCGCGGCGTCCGCGTAAATCCTCAATGCTGTATTCCCGGCGAGCGGCAGTCCACAACTCATGGGACAGCCACGGCGATTCAGCGTCCGTCCACTGGCAGAAATTAAGCCGGCGGACAATAGCCTCCTTGCTCGGCATACCCTTCGCCTCGACAACCTGCTCACGGATGTATTTGTACCCAGGCAAGTTTGCATCCTGTAGCGACGGGTTCGCCTTCGGCCAGCATGACTCGTCCTCAAACGGATCGTCACCCTCATCAAGTCCGCAGATGAATGGGAAAAACGCATCGTCGGTTCGTTCGCCACTAGCAACCTGCGCACCATACTCGTGATACCCCCAGCACGGGCCATATCGACTCGATCCACTGTTGGTAATCATAAAAATAAGGGCTTGCCGACGAGATTTCGTGCCGGCGCGCATCATTTCCACGACGTTGTTGGTCTTGTGCTCATGGATTTCGTCAATCAGGGCGATGTGTGGACGCGGGCCGGATTGTCCATCATCGCTCGAAATCGGCCTGAAAAACGCCCCGGCGGACAGGTATGCGAGGTTCCAGCATCGCTCACCAGTGCCGGATTTCTGCAATCTTTTGCTCAATTCAGGCGACTGATCGACCATTGCGACGGCATCTCTGAACAAAATCGTCGCCTGATCCTTCTTCGTCGCCGCCGAATACACCTCGGCACGCGGTTCGCCGTCGGCAACCAACCCCTTCATGCCGATACCGGCGGCTAGCGGTGATTTTCCAGAGCCTTTCGCGGTTTCTACATACGCGACGCGAAATCTGCGGTGTCCGTCTGCCCCAACCCAGCCAAACAGCGACCCTACTACGAATTTCTGCCACGGCAGCAGTTCAAACGCCACGCCCTCGAAATCGCCTCCGTTTAGCTTCAAAACGTCGTGGAAAAACCCAATTGCCTTGTTCGCCAGCGCCAAATCCCACACGAATAGGCCAGTTTCGATGTCTCGCAGGTGTCGTGCGCACTGATCGCGCACGATTTTTCCAGCAATTCGCTTGCCAGACACAACCTCTTCTGCAAATTTTGTAACCGGATCAGCCGAAGTACGAGGCGAGCGGGTCTGTTTTTTCTTCGTCATCTTTGTTGGAGTGGACTTTTGAGCGTGCGGAAGGGGTCAAGCCGAACTCGATCAGGTACGATTTAAACTGCGCATCAGCGGCGCGCAGTTGATTTGCGGCAGGGTTCCCCTTGATGAGTGTATCGCCCTGCGCGGTCAGTGTCGTGTACGTCCAGCCGTCACGCACCAGCAGTTCGCGGCACACGAGGATGTCGGCATAACAGTCGCACAGCCGCTCAAGGGCGTGAGTATCCGCCTCGGTCAGCACACCCATGCGATCAAGGAGTACTGTCAGTTTTCCCCACGCCACTTTTCCAGCGTCGGACAGGTGCGCCGGGCACGACGGAATGACACGCTTCGGCTTCGGCTCCTTTTTGTTGATCGCGCGCTTGCCTGGGTTGCCGGTGACAAGTTTTAGCGCGGTTGGTTTCGGTCGGGGGGCTGCCATATCAATCTCCATGTTCTACGGTATCGCTTTTATCAGAGTTGCATTTCCGACACAAGCATTGAGTATTCGCGTAGGTGTGCGCGCCGCCTTTGCTCAACGGTATTACATGGTCGAGTTCTGGCGCATCTTGGCAAAATGACCCACGTTTAGCACGAGGTGTTGCAACGCCGCACCTCCTGCATACCCACCCGTCGCGGTCGAATACCGCCGATGGAACAACTTTTTCGACAAGTGTGGCACCTCGCACGCGGGCTTTGCGTGCGTACTTTGCGATTTTTCGAGAATGCCGAGTGCCACATTCGGGTGAACAAAATGTCCGAGCTTTGTTTCCGTACTCTGGCACGAACAAAACATTGCACCCTTTGCAAGCCCGTTCAGACAGAATCTTTTTGCCAGAATTCAGCACGCGGTTTGCCGCGCGCGCCTCATTTTTCCGACATTCGTCTGAGCAAACAACGCTGTTTGCGCGCGTCGTAACAAACCCCAAACCGCACACTCGACACGTATGAAAATGCACTGATGAAAATGGCGCAGGACGATTCATCTCGGCGTTTTTCTTCTGCACAACGAATGCGCACGCGCGCGAGCAGTAGGAGTTCGCGTCATTCCCTCGAATGCGACGATCAAACTCTTTTCCGCAGTGCAAACAATTTGGCATTTATCTGAAATTGACGGTCTATTTGCAACATTTTATCACAGATTCAAATTTCCATAAAACAATCCTCAAGTTGCGGTTGTGCAAATGAAGG